CGGGACGTTTCATCAACGCCGTTGATGGTGATACCGTTGGATCCACCGGAAATAGGCTGCATCCGGCACCGTGAGGAAAGTACACCGGTTTCAAACACGTCCTGGAGCAGCACCGTGCTGAAATCCTGCTGGACAAGGAAGCCACCATCAGACGGGGTGCCTTCATTAAGCCCGGTTGCGGCATTAAACAGCCGAGGATCGGCGTGGCCACCTGGACAGCCGACATTGCGGATTGCCATGAGCTGCTCACCGAAAGAGGAAAAGCGGTCGCCGCTACGAGAATCCCTCGGTACGGTGATGCCGGCCGCGTCAGGCTTCGGCTGTGTTACTGCGTCCTGCGGCGCACTAAGTTCCGCAAGCAGTCTCTCCTGTTCGAGCCGACTATCTATCTCCCTTTTCATCAGATTAACTCGGTCAAAAATAGCGTTCTTGGTCCCGATCTCCTCTTCAGTCAAGTTCCGGTTTTGTGCTGTAGCGATGGCGTCAAACTCGGCAGCGTTCGCCATGTACTTTTTGATTTCATCTTGCAATTGACTAATCGTTTTCATTGCATTACTCCTTTTTGCCGTTACGGCGATAAATGATTATTTTTTGCTTTCTGAAGCGCCATAATGACTTGTAATTCAAAGTCGGTATCGTCACTCGGCATATTTTTAGGCAGTTCTGCTGTGCGATCCTTGGCTTTTACCGGCGTAGGCTCTGAATCTCTCAAAGGCTCAGTCGGCGGAATATCATCGGCGGGATCTGAATCTCTCAAATCGTCTGAGTACCCCTTTGCAAGTATCGCTTGCGCCTGCTTTTTACTGCATCCTGAATCTCTCAAGATGCGCTCTAACGTCCTTTCATCCGGTACGCCTTTCGATTCCATCAGCGCATCCGGCACGTTGGCAAAAACGGAGAGGTCAAACAGGTTCTTGGCCTGCGCCTTCTTGCCGTCGCTTGCGCCTTTATCAACCCTGTCGGCGAATCCCATTGCAACCGCTTCATCGGCGGTGAGCCAGGTTTCGGCGGCCATCATGTCGTTTATTTCCTGGGCGTCCTTGCCGGTCTTGCCCTGGTAGATTCCTGATATAGTGCCACCCACCTTGTCGAGCAAATCAGCCTCCTGACGAAAATCGTCAGCGGTTCCAATCATTATCGACCACGGCTCATGAACCATCAGGTACGATCCTTCACCCATAACAACCTCGTCCCCTGCCATAACAATCACAGACGCAATCGATGCGGCCAGGCCGTCAACGTGGATTATTACCCTTGCAGAGTGCTGTTTCAGGGCGTTGTATATGGCGGTACCATCGAATACAGACCCACCAGGGGAGTTGATACGGACGTGAATAGTCCCGGCTGTGATGTTCTGCAACTCTTTGACAAATTTATCAGCAGAAACACCGAACCATGAAATCTCATCAAACAGATAAACCGTAGCCTCTTCGTTCTTGTTCTCGATGCGGAGGCCGTTATGTACTCGCCGGTTGAACGGACTCCGGTTATACCGGGAAGATTTCATAATTGACTCCTGTTTGCTGCGGTATCCGTATTTTTATCGCCTGGGATGGGCGTTTTTTGGTCGTTTTTTGCTAGTTGTTCCTTCAGCATGCCAAGAGGGACCATATTCAACGGAACGAATAACTGATCCGCGATTGGATCTTCTGCCGGGTCCATGTTCTCCTTTTCCCGCACCTCGTTCTGCGTCATGAAGCCGTTGTTCCACATTGTCTTGTAATATTCGGAGCGATCTTTCGCATTTCCGCGCATTAAACCGTCGACATTGTGCCGGAAATACAGTTTTTGCTTCGTTCTCTGGTCTTTTGTGAGCAGTTGCGAGTTGTAACACTGCTCTTTTCTGACGAGCCAGGGAAGGATGGAGTCAACCACAAAACTGATCTGTTCGGCCTCGATGTTGCTGAAACTGCTCTTTGTAAGGTCTTTCAATTTGTGCGGAGGAAGGTTGAACCAGCGGGCAATTTCCGGAATCTGGAACTGTCTTGACTCCAAAAACTGCGAATCTTCGGGCGAAACGCCTAGTTTTTCAGGTTTCATTCCCTCTTCAAGGAGCATGAGGCGGTGTGACTGGCCGAGGCCGCTGTATGACTGTGTAAGGGCGGTTTGCAGGCTTTCGTGCGCCTGCGGACTCATCTTGCCGGGATGCGAAACGATTAGCCCCGGATGGGTTCCAGCCCCGAAAAACCGGCTTCCGAACGTCTCCATCGCCATCGCGAGGCCGATTGACTTCCTCGCCATCGCAATAACGGAATAACCCATGAAACCGTCGAAGCCAGGCCCGGCAACATGAAGGATTTTGTCCCTGGTCAGCGCTATTTCGTCACCACCAACGCGCACCAGGTACGTCAAAACGCCCTCTTTCATCACAATTCGGACACGGTTCGGAGGGATCGGCCACAGTTCGACCACGTTTCCGAACCCGTCCCGAACTATTTCCGAGAAGGCATTACCCCATGTCAGCAGGTGCGCGGTTTCAACCTCGCGGTAAATCTGCGCGGTCATGATTGGATTGGCCTGCGCATAAAGCACGTCGAAAATCGGGTTTTCGGTGGCTTTTATCGTCTTTCGACGGTCATTTCTGAGGAGGTGGAGCGGCAGGGTTGACACTGTTCCTGAAATCAGGTTGACGGCGCACCAAACGGCGGAATAGGTAAGCGCCGTCTGCTCGGTTACGCACTCCCCTGATTCGGAGGTCGCCCCGGCAAACCGCCAGAGCGACGGGTCCCATGCCTTCGGGTCGTTCAAAGACAGATTGAACAGCCTTGCGGCCGCGTTCATGATGTATGCGAGGGGTTTTCGTATCATTACCCCTTATTCTGAGTGCAAATAAGGGGTTTTAGATAGGTAGGATTTTCTTGATTTTCTTGATTTTCTAACTTTATTTTGCGTTGAGCAAACTCACAAGTGCATCACGCGATATCCGCACAGTAGTCCCGGCGATCTTGACTGCCGGTAATTTCCCAGTATCAATCCAGTTGAGAACGGTCCGGGGCGTTACGCTGAAATATGCCGCTATTTCGTCGGGTCGGTAATACGCTTTTTCGGGTAATCCCGTCATTATCACCTCCTTAAAAACACATCCTGGACTGGATCTCATCAGGGGATAGGCCCTCGTAGGCGCTGCCCCCATCGTCAACCATCGTAACCCATCGACCGAGCGCCGCCAGTATCGCGATCACGCCGTCGATTTTGTTCTTCTCATTTTCCTTGCACGGAAAAACGTTGTCTTTGTTATCGAGTTTCGCCACTACGTTCGAAAACATCCAGGTCAGGACCGGGCAGCCGTTGTAATGGAACCGCCCGGCCTTGATGAGCGCCTCCAGGCGTTTCATCGGCTCGGAAAAGTTCTGCACCGTCATCCGGTATTCAACCATCGGGATATTTTCGTTCAGCATCCGCCCGGCCAGTTGCGTGGCGTTCCAAGGGTCAAACGGGACTTCCTTTACCTGGTGCCGCTTGGCGTCATCCCGCAGATCGCCCTCGATGAAATCATAGTCAATCATGCTGCCGGGTGTAAGCGTCAGGCGTCCGTCATGCGCCCAGGCCAGATACATCTTGTTTGCCGGGTCGTTTGCGGTATCCTCCGGGATGTATAAGCTGGTGAAGGCATAATAGTGGCCGTCCCGGTGGAACAGCTTCGCCTTTGCCGCGATGTCAATCTTACTGGCGAGGTCCAGGCCGATGATGCACTCCTCGCCTTCGAAGTCCGTATCGGCCAGGTTCAGATCCGCACATCGCGCCAGATCCTGCAGGTTGAAGAACGCCGACTTGGCCGAACACCAGATATTGAGGTGCTTCGTTTTGAAATTGTTCTGGAGGTGCGCCGACTGGATCGCCTTGCGCTGTTCCGAGAGGAGGAATTCGGCGGAAACGGACACGCCGTAATTCGGGTTTGCCTTCCTGAGCGCGGCCTCGGTGGTCCAATCGTCTTCGTCATCCAGGGTGTAGATGATGCCGAACACGTCCGGCGCATCGTAGGAGCCTTCCAGCACCTTTATCACGTCGCTCCGCATGGCGTAGCATGGCCCGGCGAGATTCGTCCCCGCCGTGGTGATGATGAAGGCCATTGGCTGCGACCGTGCGCCCATGCCGGTCTTCATCGTGGAGTAGAGATCGTCCGTGTCGTGCTCGTGGAATTCGTCGATTATCGCGCAGGAGGGGGAGGCGCCGTCGCCGGGTTTGCCTATCACCGGCTCAAACCGGCTCATGTCGGCGGGTATGTTCAGCGTCTTTGCGTTTACCTGGATGCCGAAGTGCGCTTTCATTTCTTCGTCACGCTCAACCATCAGCTTTGCCGGGCGGAATACTTCCCATGCCTGTTTTTCGGTGCTGGCTCCGGAGTAGACCTCCGCGCCATATTCACCATCAGCGGCGAGCATGTAGTTGCCAGTCCCGGCGCCGAGTATCGATTTTCCGTTTTTGCGTGGGACTTCAATATAAGCCTCACGAAAGCGCCGGTTGCCGTCCGATCTCTTCACCCACCCGTACAGCGTCGTGTAAATGAAGCATTGCCAGTCCTTAAGGCGGATCAACTCACCCCGCTGCGCCCAAACGCCCTTAGTATGCGGCAGATTCTCGATGAATTTGCACACCCGTTCGGCTTTCTCCTTGCTGAATGTGAAGGGGTACGCCTTGTTCTTACTGGCTTCCAGGTCGTTTTTCTGGCGCTGGCAGGCTAGCTTTACCCACTTGCAGGATGGGATCTTGCCGGACAGGACGCGCTTGATATAAGTGTTTGCGGCTTGGGTGTGGGTCATTTGCCACCTGGCGAGCCATAATGGTTGCGCAATAGCGACAAAATCAATTCACGCTGACCATCATTGAGTTTTCGACTTTCAGCTACTTTCAGGAAGATATCCTTTTGCTCAGCAGATTTCTCAACGGTAGGGATATCAATCTTGAAATGTTCCATTGCCTCGGCATATGAAACTTTCCCAAAATTTTGAGCCTCAAGTGCGTTCCCGGAAAGTAAGAATTTTATCGCCTCATCTTCTGACGTGATCCCACTGTTTTTTAGCGCGTTAATCGTCCTAGTGGACAATCCGGTTGTCCAATCGCGAGGTTTTGTTATGCGCCTTTCTTCTTTTTTCACAATTTCCCTAGCACGACACACGCTAACCGATAGTGCTATGCCGATTTCCTTGTACGTCTTGCCATCCATGCGCATCTTAAGGGCCTTCTTATGCCTGCCGCTGGTTGATTTCATAGCGCCCATTTCCCTTTCTTTTCGGGTTCTTTTTTCTTGGCGGATACTTTTGATTTGCTTGCTGGAGTCAAGCCCATTTCAACGAGGCACATTCGATATGTCTGCCACGCCTTTTGACGGATCGCCACCTCCGGGTTTTCCTTCCGAACGATATCGCCGTAACTGTTGGGGATGAGTCCGACCATCCCGATCTCGGCGATAACAGCGTTGCATAACTGCCAAGTTTCGAACGCCTCCGACGCGAGGGCCAGCACCTCGGTAAACGAGTCTGACGCATAGCCCATATCGTCAATCCGTTTGACCAGAATATCGAAATGCTCCCTGGCTATGGTTCCGAGATGGGATGGTGCGACAGGTAGGCCGGAAGATTGATCCGGCTCGTCGGGGTTCATGCGGCATGGCCGCGCAGTCCCTTTAAGCAATTTTAATTCCGTTGGTTTTCTTGGTCGTGCCATGAGCTACTCCTTAAAAAGTTATGGACATGTGAGAAAATGGGCACCACGCCGGTTTCCGGTCAAAAAGTTGGTAAGAATAAGGGTGCCCCTGGTATGTGTTTGATATTATTAAATAATGGTAGCCGTCCCGCACAACTCTCCCGCCCTTCACAATATTTCATAATTCATATCCTCCCTCTTCCACAATATCCATTCTCTCAGTTTATCAATGGTCGGGAATATCCTGTCCTTTTTAATCATATTACAGACATTACACGCTGCTACAAAATTGTCCAAATCATCGTTATTGGAAAATACCCAAGGAACTACATGGTCGTACTGTATTGTTATTTTTCTTGGCACCTTCATGCGACCGCCCATATACCAGGAACTGTTTAAATCGCAATCACAGTAAAAGCATTTGTGTTTTTGCATTTCCAGTAGCTTTCGCTTTTCGTTTGGACTTAATAGTTCTCTACGCAAACTCCCTTGCAGCATCTTTTTGACTATATCTGTCTCTGGTTTTGTGATTGGAGTATTACAACAAGCCAGTTTGCCATCTAAGACAAAGGCATAACATTGGCATTTTACACAATAGGCTCTGGTCAACGCTACCTTTCCATAAACAGCTTTCATAGTCTTTTTATTCATTTTCGGTCCTCGCCCTAGCCTTCCCTCGCCTGCTCTCCTCTGCAACCTTCGCCTTGTGGCACTCATCGCAAAGCCCTTGCGTATTGCTCGGCACATCAAGTCCGCCCTCGGCAAGCGGTACGATGTGATCCCTCTGCGTCGCAACCCTGATGATACCGCGCTTCTCACATTCGACGCAAAGTGGGTTATCTCTGAACAGACGCTCCCGTTCCCGCTGCAGCTTCCGGCCTCGCATCCGCGTCGGTTCGTTGTTCTTCTGCCATGCCTTCGG